GGCATTGCAGCTCCATTTAAATTTTTAGCCGCTGCTTGTTCAAGTCAAGTAAACGGTTGTTATGGTTTATTTAGCTGAAAATTTTTACAAGGTCTTTATAATTTGGATTAAATCTGTTAGCTACAGCTAAAGACCTTGTTATAAAATCGTCTGACTTATCTTGTTTAACGGTGTTAATAAAATCTACGTCTTTTTTATCTAAAAGTAGATAGTGTGCTAAAGGTGTTCCAGCCTTTATTAAAGTTTTACCGTTTGTTACGTGCCACTGTAATTGTTGATTTAATGGTGCTGGCCCGTGGTCGCAATCAAATAATCCAGAAAGCGTTGTAAACCTATTCTCGTCTGCATAAGGTACAGGCAACTCTAATAAGTAATGCCCTTTAGGTATTTTGGCTACCCACGGGGATTGTATCTTTATGATGCAATTTAATGTATCCTTAGGCCAATTCTGCATGTAATTGCGGAAATTAACTGAGCTATGAAAATCTACATAATCTACACCAACACTTGTAGCTTTCTGGTTAATTGGTGTAGACCAGCTAAAAGAGTCAAGATTGCCGTTCGTTTCAATTACAATATCTTGCCATGTTTTTAATATCCAGCCTTTACGCATTAAGGAAAAGATACCGGGACATTTTGCAATATGACTTTGTTTTGTAAACCGATAATCATGTGTTTGACGAGAGTTGATAAAATCCTCTCTTGCACTATAGACCCACGTAGGCATCGAATCTTTTGCACTTACGATTGGCATAATTCTATCTACGCCTTCCACTAAGCATTGAAATTCAATCTTAGGTTTTTTGCCAAATGTGAACATTACTTCCTTTCAGTATTTAAAGGCAAATTATATCACATTCGGCATTAAAAGTAAATCACATATCTGAAGATTTTGGAGTATCTTTTCCTAATGCAAAAACATTACAGAAAACTGTTTCAGGCTCAAGTGCCTCCAGTTCGTGCCATTGGTTAGCTGGAAAACATACTGGTTTAGTGTCTTTTGTCATCTCAAAAGTAGTGTGTGCCATAGTCACCAGAAGTTTCCCACTGTGGACTTGCGTAACATGGTCATAAGTGTGTTCATGCTTTGGGTGACCCTCTCCAGCTTTTTCAATGTGGAATGTGTTAATAGTACAGCCATCTACTGTAAATACAAACTTGGGAAACGCAATTTTAGATTGGTCTAACATAGTACCTCTTACTCAATTGGTGGTACATCTGTACCTTCAATAATCGGCTGTTCTTCGTTTACATCGACTATCACAGGCTCTGGAGGAATTAGCGCAGCTAATTTTTCAGGAATAACTACAGATTGTAATGCAGCAATACGCTCCAGCTGTCCAATAGGTTTCATAGCTTCAATAAGCTCATCAATCTTTTCCTGACCTACAAAACTTCCATTTTCAAGTGGAATATCGATATTGTAAGCTAAACCATCTGGTACTTCATCGCTAAAGTATCTAACAAGCATAGAACCAGTTGGTGCATGAAAAGAAATAAGTTCGTGTTTAATATTCATATGTAATCCTTAATTTAAAGCGCCATAACGATTGCCTGTGGCTAACCAAGTGATGTTTCCGTTGCCTGATGTACAAGCACCAGCTGCACCGCCTCCGAGTGGAGCAGCAATAGCTCCAAAAGTTCCGACAGCATTCACACCCTCGTTAGAAGCAGTTTGACCTGTAGCACCAGAAGAAGCATAACTACCCCCGCTACCACCAGCACCACCTATACCGTTCCAATCACCAGGTGCGCCGCCACCGCCAGCTCCTGTAGTTGTGCCACCACCGCCAGCAGAACCATTATAGTTACTAGTAGTTGTACAGACACCTCCCGCACCACCTGAAGAGTTACCAATGCCGCCGCCGCCGCCGCCGCCACCCATACCCCAAGTGAAGCTCTTACCGTTACCTAAGCCGATAGCGCCACCGCCGCCGCCACCGCCGCCGCCACCACTAATTGTCCCATTATTTGTAATGCTGACACCTACAGAGGCGCTTAAAGCTAGACCACCACTACCGCCAGCGGTTCCTGCAACAGGTCTAGTAGGTACAGCTGTACCAGTCATAGCTGAACCAGTACCACCATTACCACCTCGACCAATAATTGTACTATTATTAATTAACTGTACGCCGTTTGGAAATGAACCGCCGATAGTTAGTGCAGCAGAACCCGTAGAATTTGAATAAATTGTGCCATTATTTGTAGCAACAACTTTGGACGTACCATTCCAACCATAAGCTACAGCTAAGGAACGTAAATCAATATTAGCACCGCCAGAGAAAGAGAAAGCAAACTGATTAGCTTTGCCCCAACCTTGACTCATACTAATGGCAGTACCTGAACCACCTACACCAAATAAGGTGCGGACTGCTGAATCATTCATGTTAATCGAAGCAGTAGCTGACCTGCCTAATTCAGTATTAACTTGAGATAGCGAAATAGCACCTGAAGCTGGTAATGTCATAATTCACCTTATGTAAAATTGGTCCGTTCTGTAGGATTCGAACCTACGATGCATTGCTGCTCTCGGCCCCAAACCGAGTGACTTGACCTGACTAGCCTAAAAACGGAAATTGTTAGTTATAGCTTACATAACATGAGTGTAAGCATATATTTGTAAGTTCAAGCTTACATTATTTGGAGGATGAGGTGAGATTCGAACTCACGGACCCTTTCGGACCAACAGGGTTCAAGCCTGTCGCAATCGACCACTCTGCCACCCATCCTAAATTATTAGATACGAGGAATCTTTTTTGCGTACCCTGAACCTTCGATATTCATAATATATCCTTATATGGCGAACCGAGAAGGAATCGAACCTCCAACCTTCGGATTTGGAATCCACTGCTCTGCCTAGTTGAGCTATCGGAACATTATTGGCAGGGGCATCGGGATTCAAACCCAACCTAATAGAGTCAAAGTCTATTGTGCTAATCTACTACACCATGCCCCAATAATATCGTGGAGCAGGTATTCGGTATCGCGCCGAATATTGAAGTTTGGAAGACTACCGTGTATCTATCAACACTTTACCTGCTCGTATCTGGTGGATATCGTAGGAATTAAACCTACCTGCTACCTCCTGCAATAGGAAGGCTGTTTCAACATATCCATATTGGCTGGCATACGTGGGGTCGAACCACGGACATTTTGATTAACAGTCAAACGCTCTACCGACTGAGCTATATGCCAATATTTTGGTGGATGCCCTAGGTAACGCTCCTAGCGAGTGCATAGACAAAGGATTTACAGTCCCTCCCGCCTCTTTAACGGAATATGCATCCATATTTGGTACAGCATGGGAGAATCGAACTCCCCTTACAAGGATGAAAACCTTGTGTCCTAACCGATAGACGAATGCTGCTTAATTAATTGAGAAGATTATAGCACAGAATCCACTGGATTAAATAGGCTATGAACAAATACTTGTAATCTTCTCGAAACTGACGTTCAACGTATGCCTCTAACGACTTAATGTTTCTTGTGGGGCTTGCCGACATACCATTACGTTGAACTAAAACTGGTGCCTCCTGTCCGACTCGAACAGACCACCCACGCCTTACAAGAGCGTTGCTCTACCAGATGAGCTAAGGAGGCAAATCCTAGAGTATATTCGTATCTACAGAGGACTAGGCTCCATGTAGAACTAGCAGACTTCTGACTTTCGGTGTCTGCGACCTCAGTAACGTTAGATTAAGTTACGTAGCTTCTGCTATTGCCTTTTGTGCCGTTCGGTATTTCCGAATAGCGAATACGTGAGAACTCTTGTGCCGTGGTTCTCAGACGTTATGCGTTTTAGAGTACGCAAGTTACTAAGTAGGTATCTAAAGCTCGGTTACATCGTAACGGAAATCTTTAGCTAGTTATCCTACCGTATCTGGAAGCAATGGGACGGATTCGAACCGCCGATTTCCAGCTTATGAGGCTGGCGAGATGACCACTTCTCTACCCTGCTATAACTGTCAGAACCCGTGGGAATCGTCCCAATCATAGTGAATCTGCGCTGCAGTCTTTCCACTAGGGTTCTTTAGAATCTCGAAATCTACTTCGGACTCTGAATCTACTTCGTTCAATATTACATTGGAGCAATCATCGCATTCATACCCTTGGTTAAATACGCTTTGCTTAAAATATTGATTGCATACAATGCACTTCATGTTATCTCATTTCGTTATGTTAGTATTAGTGCTGGTTACTTGTCCAGCTTTCAGCTAGGTAATTGTGAAAGGAGTTTGAAAGCAACTACGAAACTGAAAAGATTATATCATAGCAGTCGTTCAACGACAAGTATTATTTAACAGGTTACAGTCTTTTAATGAAAGTATTTATTAAAAAGTATTATTGAAATTTGCTACGATAGTGTAATTATATCACAAGTTTAGTCAAATATCAAGAGCAAATCAATAAAATTTGCAGAAAGTAGCTCAGTCTACTACCGTAGCCTTCGCCTTACGCTTAACGTTCAATCAAACACGCAGTACTTACTGAGTATTTTAGCGTACTTTAACTGTAGTTTATTATATAACCTACGTACCACTACGATATCCTGTACGACTAACACTCTATCCTTACCATCTTCTCTCCAGCTTAGGGTATAACTGAACATATCTTGATAGTGCGGTACTATACGTAAAGCACCACCTAAGTTACGTTGAGCCTCTTTGATAGTATTAAAAGCTTTTCTAGTAACTAAACGTAAGTTTTGTAGTCTGTAGTCATTGTAGTCTAGATTACGATGCAATACTACTTTATCTTTTGGCACAATCAAGTCATTACCTAACTCTATAGCTACCCTGTTAGCTTTCAACTTGTACTTCTTACCTTTCTTGTAGAATATTAGGTATCCGTCAGCATCAGGGAAAAGCCTACGGTAAGGTTTGTCATCCTTGAGTATGTAGAACTCACCCTCTAATGCACAATATAGCAATAGTTCTTTTAACATAACATCCTTATAGTTATTAATTTAGTAAGCATAACTTAATCGTTTAGCACAATCTATTAGTTCTATGTGCTAGACAGGTGTAAGTTAGGTATGTATGGTTGTACTGTTGTTTTTATACAACAAACCTAAAAGCTAACCCGCAAACAGGCTGAAAGCCTAATGTACGTTATACTATACATAGTAATATCAGTATAGTTATATCAGTATAGTTGGTCAGTCTTATTAGTGTGCGTTTTTCGCCATACCCATGTGCGTTTTTCGCCATAGTCTGTGTGCGTTTTTCGCCATACTACATTAGTATTAATCATGTATGCCGTACATATCTCGCACATGATAGCTATGAGACACTACGGACCGTTCAGTGTTGTGTACCTTCTTTTTCAGTACACGTAACAGACCTAATTCTTCCAAGGTCTTGATACTGTCACCTACAGTTCTACGTTGGATACCCAAAGCATCACCAATGTCTTGCATATTCTCATAGTACTCTTTTTCTAAACTTGTAAAGAACAAATAACGGTCAAGCATGTAAGTATATACTAACTTAGCATTAGCAGTTAAGTCCTTACGTTTCAGTAGTTCGTGCGAAGACCTAATCCACGTATTCTTTGGACTAGTTTTCTTTTCTAATTTTACAATGTTAGTTGATTGCACACGAACTCCTTTTATAAGACTCCATAAGGTTAGCATACGTTTTACGATTTGTCAAGCTTCTAGTAGAAATATTTTGTGTATGGTGTACTAAGCATTGCTTTTAGTCCTTGATTGTGTTATAATTAATCTTTATCAACCCTAAAAGGAGTACACATGACAAATGTTAAACGAATCGAATCATACGGCCTATACGACTTCTGCCAAGATGTTCAAGAAGCGTTCAAAGAAGGCTATGTCTTCGATTTTGATACCAATGAAAACTTTCCTACGGCTTATGGCACTATGCTTACTTGCGGTCTTGTTAAGGCTGGTAAGAAAGTAGAAGAAAAAGTAGAAGAGACTACTGAAACTGTTACTGAAACTAGTCAAACCGAAGAAGTTGTACAGAATACGGAACAAACAGAAGAAGTTGCAACTGAAGTTCAAGAACCCGCTGAAGCTACTCCTGCAAAGCGCGGTCCTAAACCAAAGAATAAGTAATTGTTCATACGGCCCTCTACGGAGGGCTTAATTATTTCAGGAGGTCTATGAAAAGAAATCAAAAAGTTGCAGCACAACGTATTCAAAAAGAAAAGTTCCAGCGCCAGCAGTTTCCTGTGCTGTTACCAATGAATGCAAAGCAGACGGAGTTACTAGAAGCTCTAAAGTATAATACCTTAGTTGTAGCTAGAGGTAGTGCTGGTACAGGTAAGACGCTATTGGCGGTTTGGCATGCAGCGAAGAAGTTGCATTATGCGGATATTAAGAAAGTAGTATTAATTCGTGCTTATCAGCCGTTGGCTGGTCGGAGTATTGGTTTTCTACCCGGTACCGCTGAAGAGAAATTACTCCCTTTCTACCAACAGATGATTGATTACTTTGAAGACTACCTCGGTAAAGCTACCACCGAAATTCATCTCAAAAATAAGACCATTGAAATCTGTAGTTTAGAAACCATCCGTGGTCGTAGCTGGAATGACAGCATTATTATCGTAGATGAAAGCCAGAACTTATACGTTCCAGAGATTCAAGCCCTTACTACTCGTGTAGGCACAAATTCTCAGATTGTATTCTGTGGTGATAACACTGGACCTCAAACCGATGTAAAGAAGGGTATGGACGGATTGACATACTTAGAAAAGATTTGCATCAAATACAATATCGATGACTGCAGCTTTACTACATTTGGTCGGGAAGACGTAGTACGCAGCGGATTAACCAAAGAATTCGTAATTGCTTTCGAAGATGAACTCATTGCTGAGATTGACGGTACTGCCGTAACTCAAAGCACAACAAAGGAGAAAGCTAATGTTAGACAAACTAAAAAAGTTTAAAAATTTTACACCCTTAAATAAATTGGACGATGAAGATGACGATTCTACTAACCCTATGCTTGCTAATCAGCATTTGCCTTATTTCCAAAGTACTCAAGTTAATCGGTGCATCAAAGCGTTCATTGACGAAGGTGTACGCGAAGCCAAGTACTATCGTAATCTCATCCACACTATCGACAGTTTAGGTGATGATGATATTGTATGGTTAAGTATTAATACCTACGGAGGTCATTTAGATGGCGCTATCGCAATTATCAATGCAATTCAAAATACCAGTGCTAATGTACATTGTCATATCGATGGTATCGCTGCTAGTGCAGGTTCGCTCATTGCGTTAGCCAGCCCATCGGTAAGCGTCAGTCCTTATGCCAGTATGATGATTCATGCTGCTACGTTTGGAGCCTACGGTAAGCAATCGGATGTAATTTCCCATGCTTCATTCGTAGATAAACAGGTTAAGGGTCTAATGCACGATGTGTACAAAGATTTCCTAACTGACAAAGAACTAGCCGATGTTATCATGGGTAAGGAAATGTGGTTTAACTCTGAAGAGATTGTAGAAAGACTACAACGCAGAGAGCAACTAGTCATGCAAAGAGTTAAGAAAGAACAAGCTGAACTTAAAAAGGTAGAAAAAGCTCTGGTTAAACAAATCGAAGCTATGGAACCTGAAGAGGTAGAAAAAGTTCTCGGTGAATTAGATGCTGCAGCTAAAGTCAAAGCTCCAAAATCTACTAAAAATAAAAAATAAATTTTAGCCCTTCGGATTAACGTCCCTAGGGCTATTTTTACGTCCAAATATATCCGAAGGCTTTAAACGGCCTACAACGAGTTATATGTGTTTCCTGTACATTGAGTTCTCCGTTGGATTATAAGCTGCTACAGAGCGTTTTGGTGCGTTACAATAGGTGTTAAACGACCTTTTATGCAGCTTTAGTCCGTTTTATGGTTGTTATTTGAGCTGTTAATACTTTGATTGTAATGCATGAAATTTTATTGCATGAATGACAGGTAAATGGAATTTTATTGCAGGTAGTCATATGTCCTTGATGGACCCCGCCTCTACCCTTATGGTGAGTATTACGATTCTAAAATATCCGTTCAATAAGGGTAGTTCTGACGTTACTATAAACAATAATCTAGTCGGAGAAGAGGAAATTTTTTTACGGCCTATTATGCGCTGATTATATGCGCGTTATATCGTTTGGTTATCGCTTGGCACTTATGCGCGGGGCTAATGTATAGCATCCCGATTGAATCATTAAACCAAAAAGCTATCTAGCCCCGTATTAATACCCGTTAATTCATCCGATAATGGCTCATTGTATAGGCGTAAAAAAGCCCCGTAAAAACGGGGCGAAGGGTAGCGCGTTATATGCGGGGCTATGATGTGCGAATTTTAGGGCGAATCAGTCCCGCGATATAGGCGCGGAGGTAGGCGGCGGCGCATACGGCGGCGACAATGCACCACAATAGAAACCATGCGGAGACAATGATTAGGATATAACGCATAATTTAAACCCCTGCCTTAGCTGTACCATGTGCCACAATTGCCACTGATTTGGCCTTGATAGCTGACCCGCTGCATAGCTTGCACTGGTCGCACGTTACCCGCTGCCCTGCCTCTTTGCTTGCGGGGCATAAAATTTCGTTCTTTAATAGGGCGTTTTGACCGTGGGTTGTATAGTCTTTAATGGGGATAACTCGAAAAGTTCGCACGTTTTGACGGTGTACGGCTTCGGCTTGGGCCATTGTGTCGGCGCTGTACATTACGCGCTGATAATCGGCGGGGTTTGTTTTGGTGTAGCTGGTGCTGTGCTGGTGCGTGTAGCCTGTATGCCCTGCGGCTTCGCTCAATAGCTGGTCCCATATTGCGGCGGGTACTGCTGCGGGGTCGCCATAAGTCCCAAGCCGTACCATACGGGCGCGGCCTATCGCTTGCACCTGTTCGGGTGTCGCTGTGCTGTACTTTCCCGCGCTGTATGCTTTAAATACTTGGCTTGGTCCTTGGCCTAGGTTTACATAGCACGTGCGCCCCTGTGCCTGTTTGCGGGTGCTGTCGGTGGTCGCTGTGCCCCTGTGCTTACAATTCCCGCATATGGCAAAATCTGCCCCTGTTTTGCTGGCCTGTAAGGGGTTCATATCGGCGCGGATGATGTGGGTCTGTATCATGTTCCCGGTCTTGATATTGCCGCTGGTGACAATTGCCACGCATACAATGGGCGCTCCATCTATCAAGCTCGGGCCGCTGTAAATAATCGCGCTCTTTGGTTTGGGTGTTCGTGCTGGTTTTGTCATGTTGTTGGCCTGTTGGCTGAGTTGTTGAGGGTGAATTATAGCATCAAATGCACCACAATGCGGGTGCGGGGGCTTGTTTCTCTGCGGGTGAAAATGCCGCTTCAATTAAGGCGCTGAGGGCGTGAAAATCGGGGTTGTGCTGGTCTTCGCAGGATTGATAAATCCAGCACTTGCAAAGTTTATAAACTGTCGCGGGGTCTTTGATGGTAACGGGGCGCGGGTTGCACTTGGTGCGCGGTGTCTTTTCGCTGTAGCGGTGATTGACGGATTCAATATTAACGCGCTTTAATTTGTTGGCGAGATTCTGCGCATACTTTTGCGGGTTGATATATTGGAAATCTTGGGCGGTGCGCTCTGCGATAAATTCGGCAATTGTGAAGGTGTGAAGGTCTGAAACGATAAAAGCTGACATAATCGCGCCCCTTATGCTTTGCGGCTAATCTGTAGGGCGAATTCTGCCCCGTTGTCGCGCATAGTGTGCAGGTGCTGCAGGGCTTGCGCTTCGCTGTTGAATGCACGGGTGAAGCTGGCGACATGTTCGCTGGTGTTAATGTAACATCCTCGCACGGTGGCGCTCTGGTCGCTGTTAACGGTGACAATTAAGCGCGGATTATTGCGCGGGGTGCTGGTGTTGAAATTTTGCATTTTATGGCCCTTTGGTGGCGTTGTTTTGCTGGTTTGATACGTGCCCCGCTGCGTATGCTTTGGGGCTGTTGGTGCTGGTTTAAATTGTTGCCTTGATTCGTGCGAATTGTCGCAGGGGCTTATTTGATGCGAATTGCTCGCGCCACTGTAGGCGGTTTGGGGTGTTATCCATGCGGAAATTAATAACGGGTAGACCGATATTATCGAACCCCATAAACTGCCCACGATATAGGCCGCTCTGACCGTTCAAAGATAACCCGTGTACCCACTGACCGACACGGAGCGCGGCGAATTGTTCGGCCTGTTTGGTACTGCTAATAAATACAGTTGCTGTATATCGCTGGCCCTGTTTGGCGGGTGCTGTAACTGTTGCGGCTGCTGCTGTGGTGCTGGTTTGGTTTGTCATGGTTTGTAGTCCTGTTTGACGTTATCGGGTGAAATTGCCCGCTATAGCCCGCGCTGGTTTGTGGGCTATAACTGAAAATTTTACTCTACTTTTTGCGCTGCGGTTTCTGCCAATTGTAGCGCGGTTTGTGCTGGTTTGCCCTGTTGGATTGCTTGATTGTACACTGAAAACCAGAGCGCATATTGTGCCGCGCTCATTTGGTGAGACAATCAAAGTATTCTAACATGCATAAAAGCATTGTAGCGGCCCAAAATGCGAAGAGTACCGCGCTGCCTGTATGCTTGAAAATTGCGGTATATGTACCATTAAAAATTGCGTTTTTCATTGTCTGGTTTTCCTGTTGTTGGTGTGGAAATTATAGCCGATATTAAGGGCGGTTTGCGAGGTCCATAATAAACCCTACAAAAAGTAGGACAATTGCGAGGCTGGCGAGGTAGGCGGAAAATTCGGACATATTAGAAACCCTGTTTTTGTTGCTGATGTGGAAAGTATACCCGAAATTTTAGCGGTTTCGGGTATCGCTCAAATTTATTTTGTTTTCTTATTGTTGATTATGTCGAACATGGCAAAACGTACTTGATTATAAGTCACCCCGTATTTTTTCGCTGCCTCTTCGCATGCGTAATGAGTCATTTTGTCACTGTTGGCAGCTTCGCGCCCTGCCTGTTTAACTGCTGCCATATATGCGCTGTTGTTGATTTGGTCCTGTGTCATTCTCTGCCCTTGTAGTTGCTGGTTTATTCCAGTGCCTCCAGTATAACGCAAAAAACCCCGCTATCGGCGGGGCGTGATTGAAAATTTTAATCGGGGCTATAGCTTTAGGCTATGATGGCCATAAAATGTATAAAATGAATACTTTTGTTTCCTGAATTACTGCCACTGATTACCTTTGTTTCCAATACGTCAAAAAGTTATCCACAATTTATTAGTCTTATATAAGACCCGATTCTGTGGATAACTATAACTAGTGCTGTGGATAACTTTCGCTGGTGCGGTAGTGGCTGCAACCCCTAAAAACGCGCTGTAGGCCGTTTAAATCGCTTCTGGCGGCATGTGATTTTGTACAGTATATTTCCAGCTGGCACGATTCTTGCCCTGTTGCCTGTTGGTACGTTTCCTGCTATTCGCAAAATTCGGGCCACGTAATAACCCCTGATTCTGGTCGGGTATTGTTGGCACGTTATTTGCTTGGGTCCAGCTGGCACGATTATTGCTTGAATTTTGCGCTGGCATGGTTTTTGCTATTAGCAAGGTCTGTGCCA